TGTAGCTATCAGTCCAGTTTCGGCCCAACACTGTTTGGTATCATTAAATGGTGTCCTACAAGCTCCTATATCATCCTATACTATTGTAGGCAGTACGATTGTATTCGCAGCAGCATTAACAACGAGTGATGCTATTGACTTCATCACTATAATGGGCGACACTCTCGACCTGGGAGTCCCGTCCGATGGAACTGTAACAGAACCAAAACTTGCAGCTAACACTGGTGGTATTGTAGATTGGCAAGCAGTAGTTACTGGTGCAACGACAATGGTTGCAGGTCGAGGATATTTTGTTGATACATCTAGCGCTGCAATTACAATGACACTACCGGCATCTGCAGTTCGAGGTGACGAGGTGCACATAATAGATTACGCTGCAACAGCAGATACAAACAATATTACTGTTGGCAGAAACTCACACAAGATTCAAGGAGCTTCATCAGATTTAACGGTTGCAACAGAAAGAGCCGCTTTTACTCTTGTGTACGTTGACTCTACGCAAGGTTGGCTATTAAAGGAGAAGTAAGATGGCTAATTATAATGCTATCAAATACAACGGGTTCAGTAAAGGTACTCTCGTTTTAATCAAAACATTAACAGCTTCATCGTCTGGCACTTTATCTTTTGTTGACGGTACGTCAGATGTTGTTTTAGATTCTACTTATAAAGAATATTTATTTATTTTTAATAATATACACCCAGCTACTGATAATACAGCTTTATCTTTTCAAGGAAACGCATCAGGTGGTAGTGGTTATAATGAAACTATTACAAGTACATTTTTTCAAGCCTATCATGATGAAGCTGGAACTGATACAAGTTTAGGATATAGAACTTCAGAAGATCAAGCACAAGGAACTGATTTTCAACAATTGGGATATGGTGTTGGTAATGGTAATGACGAATGTGCTTCTGGTTATTTACATTTATTTAATCCAAGTTCCACTACTTTTGTTAAACATTTTATTTCAAAAGTTCAAGTTTACCACAGAAGCGATTTTTCTTATAATATGTATTCTGCTGGTTATTTCAATACCACATCAGCTATTGATGAAATACAATTCAAAATGAGTTCAGGCAACATAGACGCTGGAACCATACAACTATTTGGAGTATCATAATGGCAACATATCAAGATTCAAGATACAACATAGCTTTACCATCAGGATCAGGTGGTGCGTTAGTTCTTATTAAAACTTTAACAGCTTCATCGTCTGGTACCTTATCTTTTGTTAATGGTTCATCAGATGTTGTATTAGATAATACTTATAGAACATATATTTTTAAATTTATTAATATTCATCCATCTTCAGATGGTAATCGCTTTCTATTTCAAGGTTCTATTAATACTGGAAGTGCTTATGGTGTTAATATTACATCCACATTTTTTAAAGCATTTCATAATGAAGGTGATTCATCAACAGGTGTATCTTATGATGCTAATAATGATTTAGCACAAAGCACCAATTTTCAACAATTAAATTTGGATGCTGATTTAGGTGCAGATAATGATCAGGGTTTAAGTGGAGAATTACGTCTTTTTAATCCAAGTAGTACAACTTTTGTAAAACATTTTATGGGAACTAATAATTTTAGTCATTCAGGAGATTTTACAATTCAATGTTTTATGGCTGGATATTTTAATACTACTTCAGCTATTGATGCAATACAATTTAAAATGAATTCTAATAATATAGATAGTGGTACAATTAAACTTTACGGGATAGCATAATGGCAACATACGCAAGCATAAAATATGACATGGATTTATCATCAAACGCTACAGGTACAGGTGGTATGACTTTATTATCTACACAAACAGCGTCAAGTTCAGCTACAGTAGATTTTACAAGTAGTATAGATTCTACTTACAAAGAGTATTTGTTTAAATGTTTTAATTTACATCCAGCTACTGATGAAGTTAGTTTACAATTTCAAGTAGATACTGGAACTAATACTAGCTATAATCAAACTATGACAACAACAGCTTTTCAATCTGCACATGCTGAGGCTGATAATGATACTTCTCTTGAATATAGAACAGGGTTAGATCTAGCACAATCAACAAGTTTTCATAGTCTTTCAAATGTTATTGGAAATGGTAATGATGAATGTATATCTGGAACTTTAAGTTTATTTGATCCAAGTAATACAACCTTTGTTAAACATTTTACAGGTCAATTTTCAGGTTATGGTAGTGGAAATTATAATTATAATAGTTTTTCAGCAGGCTATGTTAATACCACAACTGCAATAACAAGAGTAAGATTTAAATTTAGCAGTGGCAATACAGACGCTGGAACAATAAAAATGTATGGAGTATCATAAATTATGGCTATTAAAGTTGCAGTAAACAGAGCATTAACAGCAATCACAGCGTTGCCCACAGCGGCAGCCTTGACTGATGGTAATTTGACTTTGCTTACAACAGCAACAGCATCAAGTAGTGCAACATTAGATTTTACAAGTAATATAAATTCTACTTACGACAGTTACGTTTTTAAATTTATAGATATGCATCCAGCAACTAATGATGTAACTTTTGGGTTTCAAGCAGATACTGGAACTAATACAAGTTATAATCAAACTTTAACTACAACTTTTTTTCAAGCTAGGCATGCTGAAGCTGGTACGTCATCTTCTCTTGCATACACAACTAATAGAGATCACGCACAAGGTTCGGGTTTTCAAACATTAATTTATGATGTAGGAAATGGCAATGATGAAAATTGTTCTGGAGAATTACATTTATTTCAACCAAGCTCTGCAACATTTGTAAAACATTTTATGTCTAGAGCAAGTAATTATGGTCAAGCTAATGAAGCGGCAGATTGTTTTGCTGCGGGATATTTTAATACTACAACAGCTTTAACAAGAGTTAGATTTAAAATGTCATCGGGTAATACAGACGCGGGAACAATTAAAATGTATGGAGTGGGGCCAAAACAATCATGATCATAGGCGGACCAGCATTAACAAAATACAACGATAGATCTCTTAAAGATTTAACTACAGCTCCTGCATCAGCACCAAGTTCTCCAGGTGCATTAGTGCACATTAAAACTTTAACTGCTAGTTCTAGTTCTACATTGTCATTTGTAAATGGTGCCTCTAGTGTTGTGTTAGATAATACTTATCCTATTTATAGATTTGAGTTTATTAATATGCACCCAGCTAATGATACCCAAGAATTTCAATTTAACATGAGTGCAGATAGTGGAAGTAATTATAATGTCACTAAAACCACAACATATTTTAGAACATACCACAATGAAGCTGATTCTTCTGCAACACTTCTTTATAGAACAGGGAATGATTTAGCACAATCAACAAATTTTCAAATGTTGGCAGATGGAGTTGGAAATGGTAATGATGAATGTTGTTCTGGAACTTTACATTTATTTAACCCATCAGACACTACTTTTACAAAATACTTTACAAGTAGAATTTCTGCTTATGAAAACAATAATGGTATTAGAGATAATTATTGTGCTGGATATGGAAACACAACATCTGCTGTTGATGCCATACAATTTAAATTTGGAAGTGGAAACATAGATGCTGGAACAATTAAACTTTATGGAATAAAGGACGCATAATGACATTACCTGCAGACAAATTAATTACAATAAATGATAGAGGAGCTAGATCAGCGACTGCTTTTGGATCTCTTGAAGCTAGCGGTGGTAATATGGTATTTATTAAAAAGTTAACAGCTAGTTCTAGTGCAACTTTATCTTTTGTTGATGGAGCAAGTTCAGTTGTCTTAGACTCTACTTATAAAGAATATTTATTTACTTTTAAAAATATTCACAATGCAACTGATGATAAATTATTACAAATGAATATGAGTGTAGATAGTGGTTCTAATTATAATGTAACTAAAACTACAACTTTTTTTCATGCTTACAATGCAGAGGATGGCTCAGAGGGTACTTTTCAATATGATGCAAATAGAGATATAGCACAAGACACAGGGTTTGCAACCATAACACAAGGAGTTAATGCTGATAATGATCAATCTGTTAATGGAACTCTACATTTATTTAATCCATCAAGCACTACATTTGTTAAACATTTTATTTCAAGAATAGCACATACAGCAGGTGGTTATGGTAGAGATAGTTATGCTGCTGGATATGGAAATACAACATCAGCAGTTGATGCCATACAATTTAAATTTGATAGTGGCGATATTGAATCTGGAGATATTTGCCTTTACGGAATACTATAATAATGATACATAAACACAAAGGAGAAAACTATGCCAAGATATCATAATATAAACGGTAACAAAGTACAGTTTACAGCAGCTGAAGAAACAGCTAGAGACAACGAAGAAGCAGCTTGGGCTAATGCTGCCCCTGCTAGAGCTTTGGCTGATCTAAGAGCTAAAAGAGATGGTCTTTTAAAAGCATCTGATTGGGAAATTGTATCTGAGCTTGAAAAAGGTAATGCTATATCAAGTGATATGAAAACCTACAGACAAGCTCTTAGAGACTTGCCTGCAGGTAAAGATACTGTTGCTAAATGTACAGACGCTACGTGGCCAACTAAACCGTAGTACAGCATAGGATCACACTATGTTACAAAAGGTAAAGTTTGCACCTGGATTCAATAAACAAGTTACATCAACCGGTGGCGAGAGCCAATGGGTTAATGGTGATAATGTTCGTTTTAGATATGGTACACCTGAAAAAATAGGTGGTTGGTCTCAATTAGGATCTGTTCAGATAACAGGTAGAGCTACAGCTATTCATCATTTTGTAAATACATCAGGTATTAAGTATGCAGCGTTAGGTACAAATAGAATTTTATATGCATACTCTGGTGGTATATTTTATGACATACATCCAATTAAATCTACAACCACTTTAACAAGTGCATTCTCTACAACTAATGGATCAGCAACTGTAACTTTAACTTTTTCATCAGATCATAATATTAATAAATTTGATATTATATTATTAGATAACTTTACCTCTATTACTAACTCTGGTTTTGTATCAGGTGATTTTACAGACAATAAATTTATGGTAACTTCAATACCAACAAGCACTACTCTTACAATAGAAATGGATTCTAATGAATCTGGATCAGGCGCATCAACATCTGGTGGTATTAGAGTTAAACATTATTATCCTGTTGGACCAGCAGTTGAGGTTGCATCTACAGGTTGGGGCCTTGGATCATGGGGCGGGCAACAAGCAGGTCAGTTTACATCAACATTATCATCATCAATAAATACAAGTGTAACATCATTAACAATGGCTAGCTCAACTTCTTTTCCGTCTTCAGGAACAGTATTAATTGGATCAGAATTAATTACTTATACAGGTAATAGTGGTGGAACATTATCAGGATTAACAAGAGGTGCAAATGGTACAACAGCTGCATCACACTCATCAGGTGCAACAGTAACAGATGCATCTAATTTTTTTGCATGGAATGCTGCAGCGTCAGGAGATATTGTAACTGCACCAGGTTTATGGTCATTAGATAATTTAGGTAATAAACTTATTGCAACAATTAATGGCGGTGAAACTTTTGAATGGGATTCAAACCCAACAGGTGCAAACAATACTAGAGCAACTATCATAACAGGTGCACCAACAGCTTCGGCATTTAGTTTGGTATCTACACCTGATAGACACTTAATATTTTTTGGAACAGAAACAACTATTGGAACTAAGTCTACACAAGATCCAATGTTTATAAGATTTTCATCTCAAGAAGATATTAATACTTACACACCTAGTGCAACAAACACTGCAGGTACACAAAGACTTGCAGATGGATCTAAAATTGTAGGAGCCATTAGAGGTAGGGATGCAATTTATATTTGGACTGATACTGCATTATTTATTATGAGATTTGTTGGTCCACCATTTACTTTCTCATTTCAACAGGTTGGTACAAACTGTGGATTGATAGGACAGAATGCAGCTGTTGAGGTTGATGGTACTGCGTACTGGATGTCAGAGAATGGTTTCTTTAGATATACAGGTAAACTAGAATCATTACCATGTTTAGTTGAGGACCATGTTTACGATGATATTAATACAATTCCAAAACAACATATCAATGCAGGTTTGAATAACTTGTTTGGTGAAGTTATGTGGTTCTATCCTAACTCAGGTTCTGGCACAGTTAATAGAATGGTATGTTATAATTATCTAGACTCAAGTCCCGAGCGACCAGTATGGACTGTTGGTACATTAGCAAGATCAGCGTGGCAAGACTCTGCTGTATTTGGTAAACCTCATGCAACAGACTATGATTCAAGTGCAGAAACAGCTGATTCAGATGTTAATTATGTTCATGGCAATACCGATGGCGCAACAACATATTATGAACATGAAACAGGATTAAATCAAGTTAAAGCAGGTCAATCAACAGCAATTACTGCAAGTATTGAATCTGGAGATTTTGATATTGGCACACAAGGTTTAGGCGGTGATGGTGAGTTTATGATGAAAATTAGAAGAGTGATACCAGATTTTTTAGCACAAACAGGAGATGCAAGAATTACATTAAACTTAAGAGACTTTCCAAATGATACATCAGCTAGTTCAACACTTGGTCCATTTACTGTAACAAGTGGTACACAAAAAATAGATACACGAGCACGTGCTAGATCAATATCATTAAAAGTAGATAATACTAGTACAAGTCAATTTTGGAAACTAGGTACATTTAGAATAGACTATCAACCAGATGGAAGAAGATAATGGCAAGAATAATTCAAGCATTAACACAACCTAATGAAGAGTATGATCAACAGATCCAACAATCATTTGTTAGAGATGTAGATAGTATTGTACAAAAATTAAATACAACATTTCAACAAGATATAAAAGACGAGGCAGAAGCGGAGGCATACTTCTTCGGCTAATTCATTTGTAAATAAAAAAGTAGATTTAACTTCTACATCAGTTACAACTTTATACACAGTTCCTAACTTTACAACTGCTATTATAAAATCTATATTAGTATCAGAAGATTCAGGAAATTCTGATACAATAACAATAACTATA